TATAAATAAAGATGTCCAATGAGATCCAGGTTCGTCATGAGTATCTAAATTTGTAATTAAACCAAGGTATTTATATCCTTTCTTTGCATATTTAGTAATATCAATTGTACATAATTCAGAGACCATACATGTTCCAACTGCAGTTTTCTTTGCAAAATCAATTGGAAAAACTCCTAAAAATTTATAATGTAAATCAGTATCATCCTCGTACTGTATCATGACGTTTTCTATATCTATATTTGATAACCATTCGTATGGATTATTATTCCATTCTTCTGGTATAGCTGGGCGAAAACTTTTAGCTATTTCTGGTATTTTTTTTGCTTTTAATTTATCCATCCAGCAATATTCTAATCCAGATCCTTTGCATATTTGTTTCATTCTTTCATTAAGTTCATTCCATAATCGTTTTCTTGATTTTTTTTGTATTGAAATCTGATCTGATAAGTTCGGATTTGTTTGATTCCATACTTGAATTAAACGGACAAGAGCATCTTTGGTAAGACATGTATTATATTTATCATATACTTCTTTATTTGAAGGACTACATACTTGTCCACTTCCACTAACTTTGTTTTTAGATAACGATGGGATATATCCAATTTCAGTTGCAATTTCTTTACCCATATCCTCTATAAAAGAAATTGAAATTGTTTTTATAGCATTTTAGTAACAAATAAAAACTGATTTATTATTTTACATTACGATTAAGTGTGTGATTATTTTTACTTAAAAAATATTTAATTAATATAGTCAAAGAGGAAGCTTCTATCAATAATGAATGAATTCAAAAAATATTTTGATGAATTCAGATGTGAAAAAGGCATGCCTTATACTCATACTAGTATTGGAAATCCAAAAGCTTGTATAAATGTACCAGACGATAAAATAGCTGTTTTCTATGAAAACTACAATCGTGCTAAAGTCCAAGGTGTTTTACTACATTTAACTGAGAAACCAACAGATCCAAGTCCAATGCGTGTAGATCTAGATTTTCGATTTATAATGCCAGATCCCAAACCAAAATCAAATTCACTTCCTCGTTTATATACATCTGAACTAGTTGAGAAAATTCTTAAAAAATACTTTGAATTACTAACAAATTACTTAGTTATAAAAGATCAAGATCTTACGGCATATGTTATGGAAAAACCATGTGCAACTGAATATAAAAATAAAATTAAAGATGGACTGCATATTGTATGGCCAAATATAGTAGTAAATCACACTTTTCAACATCTTATTAGAAAGCATATTTTGGACGATGCTACAATTATTTTTCAGGGAATTCCTGTATGTAATACATTTGATGATATTGTCGATCAAGCAATTATTGATAAGAATAATTGGCAAATGTATGGAAGCAGAAAGCCAGAATGCAATGCATATAGGGTAACCTATGTATATTCTTATAATCAAATTTCAAATGAAGTTATTAAATGCCCAGATCCTAGTGCTGAAGATGAACTTAAATTTGTTGAATTGTTTTCAATGAGAAATAAGCAAAATTTACTGGTTTCGATAAAACCAGATAAGAAAGATGAGGTTGAACAATATATTAAGCATGTTCTCCCATCATTAGATGATAGGAGAAAGAATAAACTTCATGGTCAAATATTTGGTGATAGTTTGAATCTTGTTAAAAATCATGTTACAGATGATGAGTTAGATCTTGCTCGAAAATTAGTAGGAGAATGTTTATGTATTCGTCGTGCTGAGAATTATGAAGATTGGATAAAACTTGGATGGACTCTTCGTAATATTGATTATAGGTTACTTGATACATGGGTAAGTTTTTCAGGAAGTTCAAGTAAATATATTGAAGGCGAATGTCAACTTATGTGGAATAAGATGAGAAGTGATACTCTTGGTATGGGAACCTTAAGATGGTGGGCACGACAAGATAATCCAATTAAGTATCATGAAATTCTTGATGGTAATGTACTTGATTTAGTAGATAAATGTATTTCAACTGAAGGAGCCCATTATGATGTAGCAAAAGTTGTTCATATTATGTATAAAGATAGATACCGATTTACTTCAAAGGATATATGGTATACATTTATTGATGAAAAACATAGGTGGGTTCGTAATAAAGAAGGTCTTAAATTACGAATGGTATTATCTAATGAAGTATGTTCAAAATTTATGGAGAGATCAATGTATTGGTCAAATCAAGCAGTACAAAATAGTGATTCTGAGATGCGCGATAGATATTCAGAAAGATCAAAGAAGTTACTTGGAATTAGTGTACGACTAAAAACAGCTGGGTACAAAGATAGTGTTATGAAAGAATGTAAAGGTTTATTTACTGATGAAAAATTTGATGAAATATTAGACAATCATCAACATCTACTTGGATTTGAAAACGGTGTTTATGATCTAAGACTTCATGAATTTCGTGATGGTCTTCCGGATGATTATACTAGTTTTACAACAGGAAGACATTATCAAAAATATAATCAAGAATCAACAGAAGCGCATGAAATCAATGAATATTTAAGTCAAGTCTTCACAAATCCAAATGTAAGAAAATATATGAAAGATATTCTGTCTTGTATTATCGATGGAGGTATTCGACAAGAAAAATTTTACGTTTTTACTGGCTTTGGGTGTCATGCAAAAAATACTGAAATTTTATTATATAATGGTACTAAAAAATTAGTTCAAGATATTACAGAAACAGATGTATTAATGGGAGATGATTCAACACCTCGTAATATTATTCAATTATGTCGAGGAACTGGATCAATGTATAGAATTATTCCAATAAAGGGCGAATCATTTGTTGTAAATGATGAACATATTCTTTCACTAAAATTTACAAACATGAATTCATTATCCAAACAATGTAATTATGATAGTGATAGTAATAGTATTTCAGACAGATGGAGAGTATATTGGTATATTCATAATGGTGTAAATGAACCAATCAAGAAAAGTAAAACATTTAAGAGCACGAAAGAAGCAATTGAATTTATGAATATAGATTTACCAAATTTGCAAGATATTATTAAGAAAGGAGATATTATTGATATTAAGGTATCAGATTTATTAAAATGGAATCCGTGGTGGATACAAAAAGGAAATCTAAATTTATTTAAAAGTGAATCTATTAATTTCTCAAAACAAGAAATTACACTTGATCCTTATATTCTAGGTTGTTGGTTAGGCGATGAACATTCTCGTAATACTTGTATTACAACAATGAATCGTGAAATTATAGAATATTTCAAAGCGCACATTCCGCCAAATCATGACTTCCATGCTGTTTCTTCAAGAAATGGAAAAGCAAAAACTTATAATATTACATATACTGGTAAGAAAGAACGATATATTTCTAATAATGAAATATTTAATAATCTCAGAAAATATAATTTAATAATGAATAAACACATTCCATCTGTATATAAAATTAATACTAGAGAAATTCGTCTAAAGGTTCTTGCGGGAATTCTAGATACAGATGGATGTTATCAAAAACATACAAATCAATATACATTAACACTTAAAAGTGAAAAATTAATAGATGATGTAGTAGATTTAGTAAGATCACTTGGATTAGTATGTTATAAAAAATCGATTAAATCTAGGTCTTGCAATAATGGAAAATATGGAAATTATTTTAGATTAAATATACTTGGAAATGGTATTGAAGAAATTCCATGTCTACTTCCACGAAAAAAAGCAGTTTCAAGAAATAAAGAAAAGAATTCATTATTAAATTCTTTTAAAATTGAGCAAGTTGGAACTGATAATTTCTATGGTTTTGAATTAGATGGAAATCATAGATATTTAATGGGAGATTTTACAGTAACCCATAATTCGAACAGTAAGAGTGCCTTACTGAATCTGGTGCAAAAAACAATAGGGGATTATTACTGTATTTTACCAATTGCACTTTTAACACAAAAACGAACTGCTTCTAACAATGCACAATCGGAACTTGAAAGAACAAAGGGCAGGCGTTTATCTGTAATGCAAGAACCAGGAGAGGGAGAAAAATTAAACATTGGTCTTATGAAGGAATTATCAGGAGGAGATCGAATTCTTGTAAGAGGTTTGTTCAAAGAACCGATTGAATTTCGGCCTCAATTTAAAATGATTATGACTTGCAATGAACTGCCAGAAGTTCCTAGCGATGATGGCGGTACTTGGAGGCGTATTCGTGTAGTTGAATTTACATCTAAATTTTTAGATAATCCAGATCCAAATAAACCAAATGAATTTCCATTAGACCCAGAGTTAATGCCGAAATTCGATAAATGGGCAGATACATTTATTAGTATGATGATTGAACATCATAAGAACTTCGATCCAAAGAATATGACAGAACCAAGAGAAGTTACAAATGCAACAGAAGGTTATAAGAAGAACAATGATGTGATTGGACAGTTTATTTCAGAGCGTATGGTAAAAGATGAAACTTCTACCGATCGTATACTCGTTAATAAAGTATTCACAGACTTCAAGTCATGGGCTTATCAAAATGTACAGAAAGGAAAGAAGGTACCTGATAGAAATCAATTTCGATCATATATGGAAAAATTATTTGGGATATATCCTTCAAATGGGAAAGGTTGGCTTGGTATTCGGTATATATCACAATCTGTAAATGATGCTGATAGTGATGTTGAATAAAAAATGATAAATATATAAGATTTACTTTCTATATGTAAAGAAGTAGAAGATGGAAATTGATATAATTCGTGAACATATAAAAGATATGCTAGAAGTGCGTGGAGATGATGTTTCTTATATTGAAGAACACGGCGATGCAGTTGAAAAAAATCGATATT